CTTCACCAACAGCAAAAACTTTAAATCCGTTTGCCATATTTTTAGTTTATCCCTTTCTTGTTTAGTTTAATTGTATGTGTCATTAATAACCTAACTTATCTGTATCTAATACACCAAATAATGGATTGTCTAAACGTAAAAATGCCTGGACATCTGCATTAGATAGCTTATATGAACAACTAAATATATCTGGTGTAATGTTGTAACTAATACTATCAATCACTTCTAAAGACGTTATTTGTGCTGGACTACCACTGCCAGGTGGTGTTAATTCAACTTGTACAACATCGCCAACTTCTCTTGCTAATACGGTATTTTGATTACCAGTTGTAGCTTCTGTTAGATCAACTACTAAGTTATCAAATCTAATTAAAGCACTACTAAATTTACCAAGTAAAAAGTTTGCAGCGTCATTAACATCACTATCTGTATTGTTATACAATCCTGATCTACTTAATGTTCTAACCAGGTATTTACCTTGCGACGCCGTATCTTCTACAGTTTGTGTTGTACCACCAATACGTTGTAATGAAACTATATTAAATATCTCATTGTCATCGTTTATATAATCTACACGTAAATATGGTACATCTGAACCATCATCGCTAAATGTTGCACTAGGTGTGCTTGGAAACGTTGTATGCCTTGATTTAAACGTTAATTGACCATTCTTAGCCATAAATAATAAACCATTTTCAGAACGTTCAATATTTTGTAAAACTGATAACGCATTTTCACTAATACCACTTAATGATTGCATTGTACTTATACCAGTTTCAATGGATCTACCAGCACCGAATTTAATATTGGCATTATCTAATACATTACTAACTAACGTTCCACTATCTGTACTACTAAATGAAGCGTCAATTAATTCTGCATTAGCTAACTTAATAAAACCATCAGACGCTAAAAAGTCTGCAAATGAATTGTTTTTATCTGGATAACTAAGGTTTATATCTGTTACAAAACCAACAAATAAATCTTCATAGGTTGAACCACCATCAGTTGTAGCGTCCACTTGTATAGCAATCATAGGTTCAATACCTGGACTATACGGACTTGATGTATTGGTATTTTCATATTTACGTTCATTATTTAATAAACGTACTGCACACGTACCAGTAAAGAATGTGTCTAAATCTCTTGATCTACCACGATTTATAGCAACACTTTGTACATCGCTTGTTACATCAGTTAATGTAACTGCACCACCTAATTGCCCACTATCTAAAACACCACGAATTAAATCATCTAATGTAAAAGTGTTTTGTGTAAAACCTATACGAACACGTACTGTTGGTTGTGCCATTATAAAATATCAATCCTGCCACTACCACCATTTTGACGTTTAAATTCTCTTGCACCCCTAGAAAATAAATCTGCTGCTTGTTGATCTGTAGTAATTGGTGCGTAATTGTTTACAATAACATTTCCCTGACTTTGTCCAATAGCAGTACGTTGTGTTTGTGCTGCTGAAGCTAATAAACTTGTAGCTGTACGTTGTGCGTCAATATCATCTGGGGAAACTACAGATTTAACTTGGCTATCAGCAAAACCAAACGATACTTCTTCAAAACGTCCAAGTTTGGGTAGATCAAGTTTTATACCAATCTTACCAAGCATATTTTGTGCTTTTTGTGCAAAACTATTTATCTTGTCAATAAAACTATTTAATGCACCAATAATACGATTTATCATATTTTCAAAATTCTTTGGTAGGTTAGTTAAAAATGGTGCAACAAATCTATCAACTATTTCTGTAAACTTTTTAAATGCTGGTGCAAGTGCTGCTAGTAGTAACGTAATAATTTGTATCATTGGTGGTGCTAATGCACTAATTAATCCACCAATAGAAGCTATAAATGGTGCTACTGATTTAATTGCGTCTGATAAGTGTGGCCCAATCTCGCCAACTAAATCTACTAATACTGGTAGTAATTGTTCTGCAATCGGTAATAACTCTTGACCAAGTGTTGCTTTTAATTCTGTTAATTTTGCCCTTGCTTCATTTGATTTAGCAGCAAAACTATCTTGTTCTCTGTTTAAATAACCTTGTGTTACAGCAGATCGTTCAACAATAAGTTCGTATGTTGCTAATGCTTTTTCTTGTTTTGTTAATTGTGCAGCAGAACTTTTACCTGTCATTTCAAACGCTTTAGTTTGTACTTCTGCTTCGTTTATAGCGATACCATAAGTTTTAAGACTTTCACGCTCACCAAGAAGTGCTTTAGTAAATGCTTCTAATACTGGTTGCGCACCACCCTGAACATTATTAAATGCTGCGACGTCCCCAGCTACAACGGTTAATGCTTGTGATAAATTAGCACTTTCTTCAGCTGTAAATGCAATACCCTGTAATACTTGTCCAGATGTTTTTAATAAATCTTGTAATTCAAAATTTGCTAAACCAGCTTTATTTGCAAACTCTTCTACGAATGCGTTTAGTTCTGCCCCACTTTCACCAAACACAACATCAAATGCTGATCCAGCTTCTTTAGCACTAGAAGCCAAATCAACCATTTCTTTACCAACGGTTACTGCTGCAACTGACGCTAACCCTAAACCTGCAACCGTAGCTTTACCAATAGTTCCTGCAACACTACCAAATGTATTTAATGCTTTTTGTCCCTTTGTTAATGATTTAACAAACTGGTCGGTTTTACCGACTATTGCTATTGATACTTTCTTTTCAAATGCCATTATTTAATTGCCCTTGTTAATGCGTCATACATACGTTCATTGTATGTTTCCAATATTTCGTTTTGATTTCTACTAATAGTTTTACCTACAACATAACCTTGTTTACCTAATTTAGTAAATGAACTGTCGCCACGATCTCTTTGGTTGCCAATCCATTTTCTATATGGAAACTTAGCACCTGGTCTTGAATGTGGCAATCTACCAACTTCAGACGCAGTTATTGCCCTTGTCTTGCCACCACGAACTGGTACATATTGAAACCTACGACCAAACTCCATAGATAAAGCTGTTGGGTATCTATCGTTTGATTTAATATTAATTTTTGCTTCGGATCTAGTTCCTGAAGCTGTCATACCCATAACAGAACGATTAGCTTTTGGTACTGGTTGTTTACGTCCTAACGTACGGCTTTCTGTTAATTGTTCTTTTGCTATTTCTCTATGAAACTTTGATAATGTTTTAAGAACGTCTTTTTTACCGTATTGTTTTAATTCTTTAACAAGTTCTCTAACTTCGCTGTTATCTATTGCTAAATCGGTTTTTTTAAATGTTCTTGCCATAATTATCGTATTTCTTGTTTATAACTCTTACTAATGCGTAAAACATTTCTAAATCAAGTTCTGCAAGTTCTTGTGGACTTATACCAGTTTCAACTGCTATTGTTGCAATTAAATCCTGAAAACCACTTATGCTTTTAAATTATCACTTGATCCATTAATGTCTAGTTCTTCAACTAAACCAATCCAGGTATCATAATCATCAGTTACGCCATTTCTTTTAGCACCTAACCAAGCTAAATATAAAAGCCACTCATAACGACTTTCTTCGTTTAGCTTGGATATTGGTACATTAAATTTGCGTTCAAACTGAACAATATCTATTGGTTTAATTTTTACTTCAAACTTCTTGCCGTCTTGCATAACGACAATCATATTGCCCATTATGAAGTTGCTCTAGTTATTGTTCCAGATGTTGGAAACGTTACGGACATAGTTGCAAGTTCACCAACGCCATTTGCTACTGGTATATGTTGATTTACAAGCACATCACCAGAATAGCTTGGGTTAGTAGCACTTACAGCACTAGATGTTGGTTTAACAACAAATGCTGTTGTTGTACCTAACAATGGCCATAATGTAGCGTCCACTTCTGAAGCTGCGAAGTCTTGTTGAAACTCTATAGATAATTCACCTGATTTCAAACCACCTGTTCGTGATTGAAAAGTATCGCCCATAGCCGTTGTAATAATTTCGTCAGCTGTAATGTCTAATGTAACACTTGCAACGTGGTCTGATAGATCAACGCTATTCAAGGTTACACTAGCGTCTGTTAAAACAAATTTTGCCAATGTAAACTCCTTTCAAGTCTAATTTTATAGTTTAGTAAAGAAGTTAAGTTGTGTGTGTTATTCTATGCCGATTGTTGCGTGTATAGAAAAGCTAGGATCAGTTCCACTAATTGTATAATTTAGTCGCCAATAGTCATCTGTAATTGATCCAGCTACACTTTGAAAATCTGCACCTATTGCAGTTATATCTGTAAATGTTATTTGGTCTGTTGGACTTGTAAAACTAGCGTTGTCATCTGATTGTAATTTAAACGTAACTGTTGGTGATGATGTTCCACTTACACCATAACAATGTATTGCTGCATAAATCTTTTCATCTGCACCAACTGCACCTAATTGTACACCTGTTGAATTACCAGTAGCAGTTAAATCGCTATCAAGTTCAATAGTACCCCTAACAACAATATCTGATGATTGTGATTTAGAAATACTAAATGGTGCTATCTCGCCAATAGATCCAAACATAGAATAAGTAAATAATGTTGATTTCATAAAGTATGCAGTATTGCCTACACCTGCGTCTGGTACTGTTGTAACAATTAATTCGTTGCCTACAGACGCACCTAATAAAGCGTCTGGTTTGTTTTGACCAGCTTCATAAAAACCGTCCATTGATATAGTGCTATCTTTTAAGCCCCCTAGTTTTTCCCTAAAGCCACCACTATTTATAACCGTTGCGTCTAATTCTTCAGCGTTAATTTCCAGGTTTACACTGGTTATGTGGCTAGATAAATCGTAACCACCTGTAAAAACTTTACCGTCATTAAATACAAATTTAGCCATTATCTACTTCCCACGCTTCATTAATGTTTGGTGTATTTTTATCATCTGCTTTATATGTTCCGTCTTTTTTTCTTGCACGTCTTTTTTTAATAGTAATAGGTTCTATGTGTCCACTCTTTATTAATGACTTAGCAACATTTTCATCATCAATAGTTATAGTTTCGCCTTTTACTTTATCCATAACTTTTTTATTACCAATAATTTTATATTTAGCCATTACGAACCTTTCGTGTAAACTTCAATACTTAAATTAGCACCAACACCGTCAATGCCGTTTAAATTAACATCTGCTGCGTAATTAGACACATTAACAACTCTAGCGTCTGTATCATCAAGTCCTAAAGTTCTATTATTAAATATTACTTGTCTAACACTAGAACTACCACTACCTGTAATAAAAGCGTCTAGTTTATCTTGTGCAGTTCTACTATCAGCACGTTGTACAGCTATTAATAAATCAAATGTATATAGATCAGTTCCCCTTTGCATAGCTAAATCAAACTCTATATCTGTTGGTAAAACTATTGCTACTGGAAAGTTTATTGCGTTATCTGGAACTGTATCGTAACAACGTAACCCACTTATTGTTCCTATGGTTGTTTTTAAACCATCACGTATTTCGGCTAGTGTAGCCATTAAGATACACCTAAAACTGTGCCTTTACGAAATGGTGCAATTAATCGTGTTATTTCTCTGTTTTGTTGAATATTGACTACGCCAAAATCCCCAACACCTGCAACGCCTAATGGTGCATTACGCATAGCAAATAATTCACTAGCTAACATTAATGTAGCTTGTTTGATTTGTGTTGGAACACTTGGATAACCCCAATTTGCAGTTATTTCGGCACGTGGCCTGTTACTTGAATAATCTAGTGGCCATTCGTGGTTGCCATCGCTTATTAATTCTACAATATAATAAGGATTGCCTGTAATACCACCAACAATGCCGTTTATAGGTAAAACCTGGTATTGATCTGCACTAACGGTAATTTCGTATGTACCGTCATCATCATCATCGTATTTAACTACTAAATCAGTAGTTGTTGAAATATCATCTACACGTAATCGGTATAAATCATTTGTAAAAAATTTACGTGCAGTTGCCGAACCATCTTGGTAAAAGTATCGTCCACAAAAAGCGTCTATTTGCCTTGACGCTGCGTTTACTGCGTCATCAATTAAAGTATCGTCTGCTGTATCGCTTGTAGGTATGCCAACAAACGTCTTTAATTCATCTTGTGTACAGTAACCGTTAGTAATAGCCATAAGGTTTATCTACCTTTCTTTCGGCCTTTACCTTTGCCACCTTTCATTTTTTTACCGTAATGTTTTGGCATTAAATCCTACTTGTCTTTTATAACTTTTTTTTCAGCTTTAGGTTTTTTATCTTTAGTTTCAATTTTACCACCAGCTTCTTTAATAGCTTTTTTAACTTCTTCAGCACGATCTGCCTTACCGTAAATTTCGTAATTCTTTAATTCTTTTTTAAGTGCTTCTATTAATTTTTCGTTTGCCATAATTCTTTCCCTAAGCAGTTTGGTGTATCTATTGCTAGACACACCAAGACTACTATTTTAATTAAAAGGTTGGTGTTACCAATCCTGTTCCACTCATCTTTGAAATACCTAATGGGTATCTTCCAGAAGCAAAAGCAACATAACCATAAACAACCATTTTAGTTGTTAATGATCCAGCGTTTGTTTCCTCAAATTTAAGTTGGAATAAACTATCTTCAAATAAGATATGGTCATCAGCTTTAACTAAGTAAATTTGATCCTCGTTAGTACCTGCACCTGCGTTTGTTACAACGTTAGCGTCTGTAATAACTGGAATACCTAGTAATGAACCAACTACGTTTCCATATTTAGCTGCTTCACCAACACCTACTGCGTTGTCTGGGTTATTACCAGCTGGAACAACTAATGGACGGTTTGTACTGTCCACACCTGCTGTAATGAAACCCCAACGTCTTGGGTGCATAATAAATGCTGTTGGTGGTGCAAATCTATTTGAATTGATTTCTTGAACTTGATCTGCAAGTTTAGGATATAATTCGCCAACTGTTGGACTTGCGTCTGTATAGGTTGTTTCATTAACACCTGAAACTGAAGCAATACCTAATGGTTGTCCAGATGAACCAGAACCGTTAAGCATTAAGTTATCAAGTTTTGTGTAATATGCTGCAACTAAGTCTTGGAATATAATGTTTTCCAATGAAAAACCTGGTTGTCCACCTCTTTCAAGAGCTTGTCTTGAAACGTCTTGTTGACCTGCAATAGTATCAACATTAACTGTTAATAAGGTATCGTCCATATTGGTTTCTTGAACAGCTGAGTTTTCACTAGCTTGTTCTGCTGCTGCTGATCCAGTGGTAATTCTGGATATTTCAATTTTGTTACCAAACGCTGGTAAATCCTTTTTAGGAACAGCGTTATAAAATGCAGAACCAGCTCTTGCGATTGGTGCAAACTCATCTACTAAGTATTGAGGTACAACTAATCCAGTAAAAGCACCAGTTCCAACATCTCTAGCTTCAAAATCTTGGTGCTTGTTAAGTCTTTCTTGTGCTTTAAAGTCGCCTGATCTAGCAGCGTAAGCGTCTGCAATGAAAGAGTGGTCGCCACCCTTTCTATACATATTTGGCTCATTCACTTCTACAACAGCTTCTTTTTCGCCTAAGTCTTCGTCCTCAACACCAAGCAAATTTCTGCTTTCTTTAACTGCTTTTAAAGTTTCAGCAGCTTCTCTAGCTTCTTCAATCTTTTCGTTCATCTCTTTGATTTCAGCGTGTAGTTCGTTTGATCTAGCAAATTTGCTATCAAATTCTTCACCAGCTTCCATTTCATCAAGTTCTGAAACAAGACCGTCTAGTTCAGCTACTTTTGCTTCTCTAGCTTCAATTAATTTTTTCAATTTAATTTTCCTTGTGTTATTTTCTTATACTTCTGCGTAGAGTGTGGTAGTTAAGTGTGATACACGGCTATAACCACGGCTATACGTCTTTTAGCGAATGCCGTCCCTTTCAAGTTTCATTTTTAATAAATCCACTTTCGGATTGCTTCGCTTTTTATCAACGTCATCACTTTCAGCGACTTGGTTAATAAAACTTTCTAAAATTTCTTTTGCTTGGTCGCCACTTCTAGCTTCAACCAATTCTTTGTGTAGGTTTTCTAATTCAATACCACGAAGTTTTGCACCTGCCCACGGATTAGCTGGATAAGTTACTACTGATACGTCAAATAGTCTTGCTTCGTTTACTTCTCTGTTTTCACCGTTTTGGTCAAAATTATCTTTAATTGCTGCAAATGCAAATGACATTTCGTTTAAATCGCCACGCTTCATAGCACTTGCAACTTCTGCAACTGTTGGATTTGATGGATCAAGTTCAGCACGTACAAATAAACCGTAATCATCTTCTTCTAGTTCTAATGTACCTGATGAAGTTCTTGCCAATGGTATACCGTCGTGATTAACTAAAAATCTAACATCATCTTGTTCTTGTAAAGTCTTTTTAAATGCACCTGGTTTAATTGTTTCGTTATATTGTCCACGGCTATCACGAACACCGTATGGTTTATCAAATACAGAAGCATAACCAGTAAACAATAAAGTATCTGTATTATCTTCGCTTCTTTGCTCTACTGCACTAAATGTAAAACTTCTATTTTCAGTTTGTCTTTCCATTGTTTTTAGAATAGTTGACCTTTTTTGCATACCAAGTGTTTGTGATATAGAAATTACTTTGTCAAATTTATCCATTAATCTAAACTCC